ATTTATGTAAAGTACAGAGATGACTATCTTGCGATGGTCGGATAAGGAGAAGGAAGATGGGTCTTTTTAGACAGCAAAAGAAAACATCAATCGACAAGGAGCGTTCGAAGGCAATTCCATTCAACATCGAGACCTGGCACTATAAGAGATTCAATGGTGAGCTTCTTGATATTGATACGATTGTAGCGTGTATTGATGCGCTGGCTCGCAACCTTGCGAAGATGGAGCTGACAGCTATCCGAAAAGACAAGGACAATATTTCAATTACCGAGCGCACTTCAGACGTGGCGAAGGTATTGAAAAAGCCTAATCCATATATGAGTCAGTACGACTTTATCTATAAGGTCGCTGCGATGTACTTCTCAAGTAATAATGCTTATATCTGGCCAGAATATGACAAGGATGGAAATCTTATCAATTTATGGCCGATAAATTATCGCTATACGAAGATCTACGAGAAGGATGGTGTGTATTATATTCGCTTTGAGCTGAAGGCAAATCATTATTACACGATTCCATATCGCGAGATCATCCACATGAGAAATCACTTCATGGAAGATGATATCTATGGCGATTCGAACAAAGCTTTCAGAGCTATTGCGGAGCTGATGGATGCTCAGCAGCAAGGTATCAAGGGCGGCATTAAGAATTCAGCTTTAATTCGTGGAATTCTTAAAGCTCTGCAGGTAATGAAAGAAGAGGATCTAAAAGCTGCACGCGAGAGATTCATGTCAGAGAATTTCGCTGTTGAGAATAGCGGCGGCGTGCTTATGGTCGATGGTAAGTTTGACTATACTCCAATCGAGTCGAAGCCTTATGTCGTTGATGCTGACACGATGAAGCTTGCAAAGGATGCAGCGTTTGATTATTTCGGAGTGAATGAGGAGTTCCTTCAGAACAATTTCACATCCGAGAAATATGAAGCCGTTTATGAAGGCCGTCTTGAGCCGTGGGGAATTCAATTCACTCAGGTGCTCACAGATGGTCTTTTTACATCCAGAGCTCAAAGCTTTGGCAATATGGTTTCGGCTAATATGGCCAAACTTAAATATCAGCCACTGTCAGCTGTCACGAATATGATTTCTGTCACTCGTGAGCTAGGATTATTCACTCGTGACGAGTATCGCGAGATGCTGGGCTATGAGCCTTTAGGACCTGAGCGTGGTGGCGATGAGATTATGATTGCAGTTAATAATTACCAGGCAGGTAATTCGGACGATGATGTTTTAGATCAGGAAGGAGATTCAAACAATGAATGAGAATATGGAGACTAGGCTTTTTATTGGTGCAGTAGAGAGCCGAGCATCTGAAGATGGCTCAAAGATTACCATCGAAGGTAAGCCGATTGTATTCGACCAGGCTACTGATATCGGTGGTTGGTGGGAAGAGTCAATCGCTCCTGGAGCAATCAAAGAGGATGCTCTGAAGGACGTTCGACTTCTTGTGAATCACAATTTTGATGAGCTTCCGCTTGCTAGATCAAGACGGAACACCAAAAATTCAACAATGCGACTTGCAATCGAGGAGAAGGATGTGGCCATGGAAGCCGATTTGGATTCCGCTAATCCTAGAGCACTCGAAGCAGATTCGGCAATTAAGCGAGGCGATGTCACGGGCATGAGCTTCGCTTTTATTGTAGATGGGGATGAATGGAGTGATCTGGACACTGATTATCCTAAACGCAGAATAACCTCAATTAGTCAGATTCTTGAGGTAAGTATTTGCACATTCCCCGCTTATGAAGGTACTGCTGTAGCTTCTCGTTCGCTGGATAGCGGAAAGAGAAGCCTTGCGGATGCAAGAGCTGCGCTGGAGAGCGCAAAGAAAAAGCAGGAGAAGATTTCGGAACTTAATGAGAGATTAAAGGAGATTAACTGTCATGAGTAAAGAGATGAGAGAAATTCTCGATTTGCTTCAGGCAAACGAGGAAAGAGGCAAGGCTCTTACTCCACTGGCTGAGACAGCCGAGCAGACTGAGATTGATGCCAGAGAAAAGGAACTTGCTGAGATTGCTGAAGAGCGCAAGGCTCTTATGGCAAAGAAGGAGCAGCTTGAAGCTGAGGAGCGCGCAGCTCAGATTATCAATGATAATCCTGCGGCTGCTACACCAATCGAAGAGAAGAAAGGAGATATTGTCATGGGTGACAATGAGATTCGCAACTCTAAGGAGTACATCGAAGCTTATGCAAACGCTATCCGCATGAGCGATAACAAGTTCAAAGAGTGTCGTGCTCTTTTAACTGAAAATGCTACAAATGGTACCGTTCCAGTTCCTGATGTTGTTTATGACATCATCAAGACAGCTTGGGAACGTGAAGGCATTATGCGAAGAGTTCGCAAGGCCTATATTAAGGGCAACATCAAGGTTGGTTTTGAGATTTCTGCTACTGGAGCAACAGCTCACACAGAAGGCGGCAGCGCTGTATCTGAGGAGACATTGGTGCTCGGTACTGTAGAAATCAAGCCTACTTCAATCAAGAAATGGCTCTCAATCTCTGATGAGGCTGTTGATATCGGAATGGGCGACCCAGAGGAATTCCTTCGCTACATTTACGATGAGATCACATATCAGATTGCAAAGAAGGCGGTTGATGATCTTCTCGCTCTTATCGTTGCAGCTGATACAGCTTCAACTGATACAGCTGTGGGATTACCACTTTACACAGCAACTCAGGTATCTGTTGGCCTTGCAGCTCAGGCTCTCGCATTACTTTCAGATCAGGCTGCAAATCCTATCATCGTCATGAATAAGGCTACATGGGGCACCTTCAAGGCTGCTCAGTATGCTAATAAGTTCAGCGTAGATCCATTCGAGGGTCTTGATGTTGAGTTTAACAACACAATTCCTTCATTCGATGCTGCTTCAGCTGGCGATGTTTACATGATCGTTGGCGATTTCGGTGAGGGTGCTCTCGCTAACTTCCCTAATGGCGAAGATATCGAGATCACAAAGTTCACTGATAAGGAGTTCGCTTCTAAGGATCTTGTTGGCATCCGTGGACGTATGTATGTAGGTCTTGGCATTGTAGGACCTGACTCATTCGTTCGTGTAACAAAGTAGGAGGTTAATTCATGAATATACTCATAGCTGTTCCTTCAATGGATTCCGTTCCAGCTGTGTTCGCACAATCACTTTCGATGCTGAAGAAAGTCGGCAATTGTGCTGTGGCCTTTCAGGTCGGTTCGCTCGTTTACAACTCAAGAAATGCTCTCGGAAAGAGAGCTCTTGAGATGGGCGCTGATTACGTTTTATGGCTGGATTCGGACATTATGTTTGAGCCTGAGCTCTTAGAAAATATGATGAAAACATTGACAGAAAATGATCTGGATTTTCTGACTGGCATCTATTATCGAAGAGTTGAGCCATATACGCCAGTAGTTTGCAATGAGCTTTATTTTGACGAGGAAGGCAAGTGCTATTGGAATGACTTCAAGCAGCTTCCTGAAGGATTGTTCGAGGTTGGCGGTTGTGGCTTTGGGTGTGTTCTTATGAAAGCCGAAGTGCTTTTGGATGTTCAAGGCAGGTATGGAGATATGTTCTCGCCAATTCATTTAGTTGGCGAGGACTACTCCTTCTGTTGGCGTGCCAGGGAATGCGGTTACAAGATAATCGCAGACCCTAGCATCCACCTCGGTCACGTGGGTAACACCATAATCACTAAGGCATATTATGAGGCGTTTAATCAAGCTAAGGAGAGAGAAGATGAGCGAGGAGCTTAACCTTTTAACATTTTGCAAGAAATCACTGAGGATCACATCGACTGCGTTCGATGATGAGATTGGTGTATTGATTAATGCAGCAAAAGAAGATATCAATCAGGCCACGGATAAGGAGTTCGACATTACCGATATGGTGCAGTGCAATGCTGTAGCTGTCTATGTCCAGGCTTATTTTGGCTTTGGTGATGAAAAGGCTGAAGCACGCTATCAGAATATGCTTCAAAGTATAGGATTGCGCAAGATCAAGTATGCGGGGGAGAGTGGCGATGCGTGATGAGGGATTGTTAAAGATTTACAATTTGCAAAATGCTGCATCGAGTGGTCAGAAACCTAAGGAGCAGCTGGTCTATTTAGATCAGGCTTACTATGCGGTTAAAACTATCGGTTTTAATCGCATGTATGCTTCCAAGGGGGCGAACTACCGTCTGGATAAGTTGGTACGCGTATTTGCAACGGCTCTACCAGAGGCAGCGAAGTATGTCGTGCTTGAGGATGGAAGGCAGTATCGCATTGGCGATATTAATGTGATTGTCGATGAAGATGCTTGTGATCTATCGCTTGAGAGATTGGAGAAGCTTTATGAAGTCCTTGACGAGTCTACTAACAATACCGTATGACGGGCTGAAGGCTCTCAGCTACGTTTTTCACTATGAAAAGCCTGCGGATTTTGAAGCGCCTTATGCGGTATGGCAGGAGACTGGAGAGACAGACTTTGCTTCGAATAATCGCAAGAGCGAGAGAGCTCTGGAAGGTGTAATCGATTTTTATACTCAGACAGAGAACGATTCCAAGCTGGATGAGATTGAGGGCAAGCTTGAACTTATGGGAGCAGGATGGAGTTTAACTTCTATCTCCTATGAGGAGCAGACTCAGCTCATCCATTTTCATTGGGAGTGGAGTGTGAGCTGATGGCAAAAAAGGCAATTACCACAAAGGGGCTAAATGAGACACTTGCAGCTCTTGAGGCTGTAACGAATATCACTGGTGTATCGAAGGCAGCTGTCTATGCTGGTGCTGGAGTTGTAATCGATACGATGAAAGAGGAGATTTCTACTCTGCAGGTAACGAGGTACTACGGTACTGAGCAGAAGATGCGCTATGCGTGGCCAAATGATGCGAAAGTGCTTCTTGATGCCATAGGTATTGCTAAGATTGCCGCTGACGAAACCGTCAACACAAAGGTCGGATTTGATGGATATTATGAAGCCGATAACGGCGAGAGATATCCTATTCCGCTTTTGGCCAACTCTATCAATCATGGCACGTCCTTCATGTATCGACAGCCATTTATTGATAATACTCTAAAGCGATGCTCGAAAAAGGTCATTGCTGCTATGAATGAAATTTTCGAGGAGAGCTTGAAAAAGGCTACAAAATAAATTTTGAAAGGGGAAAGAAAATGAGCGCTGTTGGAAAAGTTATCACTGGTTTTTCAAAGCCTTATATTGCGAAGTATACCGAATCTAGTGGCGTAGTATCTTACACAGACGGTCAGCTTCTCGCAAGAGGCGTATCAGTGTCAGCATCTCCTGAGTCAAGCGATTCAAACAATTTCTATGCGGATAACATCACCGCAGAGTCGCTTTCAGGTATGTTCACTGGTGGTCAGGTAACTCTCACAGTTGATGGTTTGCTTCAGGATGCTGAAAAGCTCATCCAGGGCTTACCAACAGCTGACGAAAACGGATTCCTTCACTATAACGATGACCAGGCAGCTCCTTATGTGGGTATTGCTTTCATCATTCGTTATATGAGCGATGGAGTGACCTATTTCACACCCGTTGTCTTTACAAAAGGCAAGTTCAATCAGTTAGAGTCATCTGCTGAGACTCAGGGTGAGGATGTAGAGTTCCAGACTCAGGAACTTGTTTTCAATATCATGAAAGACGATTCGTCTAAGCATGATTGGAAGCTCGTAGGCGGTGAGGAGAGTTCAGAGTCTGCAGCTGAGAATAAGATTAAAACTTATTTCAGCATTGTCAGCCCAACTCCACCAGTTACATCGTCAACACCATAGGGAGATTTTTGATAGTTAGGGGAGCACTTTGTTGCTCCCCTTTTTTACAAACTGAAAAAAGGAGAGATGCAAATTATGATTAATTGCCGCGAAGAAAACCAATCCGTCCTAGATCTAAACAGTCTAGGTTTCGAGCGCACTGTCTGGGCAGAAAGAAAGCTGGCGAAGCTATGTCCTGGCAACAATATCAAAAGATTCAATGAGGTCCTTGCTACAGAGGACACAGATGCTCAGTTTGAAGCTATGGAGACCATGATTCTAATCATGCACGAAGCTTATGAGCGCAAGCAGAAATTTTTGGATCCAAATTATGAAAGTAAGGAGCTCACGAAGGATATGCTGGAGCTGTTAAGTGAGACAGAACTGGCTGACCTTACCGTTAGAGCTTTTGACAGCTTCAAGAAAGACGGCGAGCAGACCGTTGAGGTTGAAGTAATAAAAAACACAAGCACCGAAGTAGTCGAATCTACATCACAGATTCCTGGCTCATCTACTTCGGACACGTGCTTGGAATGAGCCGAGAAGAAACATTGAATACTAGATCAGGCGAGTTTTGGGATTTGGTCAATTGTCGCGCTATTGAAAACGGCACGGCCAAACAAAAACAACCTAAGATCAAGATGGATTTGTTTGAGTTTTTATCGTTGAAGTGAGGTCATTATGGCTACTATTGGAGTAAAAATCGAATTAGAAGGTGCACCACAATATAACCAGAACATGCAAAATCTTACGGCGCAGACAAAGCTCTATCAGGCGCAGGTTAAGAGATTAACTGCAGAGATGGGAAGTGGTATATCTGCATTCCAGAAGTCTATTACCGAATCAAAAGCGCTGCAGCAGCAGCTTGAGGCTCAGAAAAATCAGTCTAAGCTTTTAGAAGAGCAGATTCAGAAGTCTATTGAGAAATATGGCGAAGAGTCAACTCAGGTTATCAAGCTTAAGACTCAGTATGAAAATCTGCAGACTCAGATTGCAAAGACTAATTCTGCACTTGAGGAGAATGGTGGTGTCTGGGGAGCTATTGGTGCCGAGATGGATGCTATTGGAAATAAGTGCACAGAGGTCGGCAATAAAATATCTTCTGTCGGTGATTCTCTTTCTAAGGGTTTGACTGCTCCAATTACAGCCTTAGGTGCTGCATCGGCAAAGGCATGGTCTGAAGTCGATGAGGGTATGGACACTATTATCAAAAAGACTGGAGCAACGGGTGAAGCTTTGGAAGGCTTGACTCAGGTTGCTGAGAATATTGCCACATCGATTCCAACGAGCTTCGATGAGGTCGGAAATGCTGTTGGCGAGGTCAATACCAGATTTGGATTGACTGGAGATGAGCTTGAGGATCTATCGAAACAGTTCATTGAATTCGCAGATCTAAATGGCACATCAGTTTCAACTTCTATCGATAATGTTCAGGCTGCTATGGCTGCATTCAACCTGGATGCAACCGAGGCAGGGACTGTCCTTGATATCTTGAATAAAGCAGGTCAGGACACTGGTATTTCTGTCGATACGCTTGCAAGTAATCTCCTATCGAGCGCATCTGCTATGACCGAGATGGGATTTGATATCAACGAGGCTGCAGGATTTATCGCAAACCTTGAGAAGAATGGTGTCGATGCAAGCTCAACGATGTCAGGATTGAAGAAGGCTTTTGCAAACGCTGCGAAGGATGGTATCTCGATGGAAGATGCTCTAAAAGATTTAGAGACTTCTCTGAAGGACACATCTGGAGAGACTAATGCAACCGAGACGGCTATCGAATTATTTGGTGCGAAAGCTGGACCTGCAATTGCGAAAGCTGTCCAGGAAGGAAAGCTCTCGTTTGACAGTGCGGCCAATTCTATCAAGGATTTTGGTGATAGTGTTGGCTCGACTTTCGATGCTACCGTTGACCCGATAGATGAATTCCAGGTCAATATGAATAATCTGAAGCTTGTGGGGGCTGATGTAATTAATACAGCGGCACCACTTATCTCTAATGCGATGGAGAAGATGGCTGAGGTTATTCAGAAGGTATCTGATGCGTGGAATGGTTTGTCTGAAGATCAGCAGCAGATGATTATTAACGTAGCACTTGTTGTGGCTGCTATCGGTCCAGTGCTTTCAATTGTTGGTCGAGTGGTTAGCTCGTTATCGACTGTTTTTAGTATTGGAAGCACGATTGCGGGATTTATTCCTACGATCATATCAGCCGTGTCGACTGTGGGAACTGTCCTGATAGGGACTGTAATACCTGCAATCGGTGGCGTTATCGCGGCTCTAGTTCCATTTTTGCCTATTATTGCAGCAGTAGCTGCAGCTGTGGCTGCTATTGTTTTAGTAGTGAAAAACTGGGGAACTATTACCGACTGGCTGACTGAAAAATGGGAAGCATTTACAAGCTATATCTCTGAGAAGGTTGCTGCCATTCAGACATTTTTCGAAGAGAATTTCGGCTTATTTGGTGAGCTTGTATCGACAAAAATCGAGGTTGTAAAAATTATCATTCAAACTGCAATCGAGGTCATTAAAACTATATTTATCACATTCGGTCAGGTGCTCAAAGCATTGTTCACTGGAGACTGGCAGGCTATCGGCGATATTTTATCGAAAGCTTGGGAGTCTATTAAGCAGACGATTAAGGATGGAATTGCCAAAATTAAGCAGACGATTCAGCAGCTTCTGCAGAGTATCAAAGATAAATTTACAGAGCTGAAGAATATGGGCAAGGAATGGGGCGAGCATCTGATTCAGAATTTTATCGATGGTGTCCTGGCTAAATGGGAAGCTTTAAAGCAAACCGTTGCAAACGTGGCCAACACCGTCAAGGATTTCCTTGGCTTCACGGAGCCAAAAGAAGGTCCACTTCACAACTTTAATTCGTGGCCAAGGCACATGATGGAGAATTATGCGAATGGTATTGAAGAGGCAAGATTCTTAGTTCGTGATGCGGTCAATAATGTAGCTCAGGATGTAACTATCATGGCCAATCCTATGGATGTCAATCAGATTTATGATGCGGTTAGATCTGGAGCATCAGATGCAACTTTAAACTTAGCCATTGGAGATAGAGAGTTCTCAAGGACTCTCAGGAGTTTGGGGGTACAGTTCTAATGCCAAACATTAAGTATGTATCAAGTGATGGAGTAGAGTTTAATCTATTATCCTTCGATTCTACTAAACTTAAAAAAGCCGATTTTCATAAGGTGTCATGGGCACCTGAGACACTAGCGAAGCAATATGGCACGGTCATAAATCGCTTCACAAAGTCAGCTCAGACCTACGATTGTACGTTCTATTTCAAGGGCAACGCCGCGGATAGAAAGGCGAAGATTGACGATTTTATTTATCAGACTGAGAAGGATATTGCTGTACTTAAACCAGGGCGAATCTATTGGGATGAGCAGTATATCGAGGCTTACCTTACTGTCCACGATACTCATCCCGTAGATGATGGAAAGCTATGGACGGAGATAGTAGGTCAGTTTTACTGCGCTTATCCGTTTTGGATTGAAGAGAAAACACTTATCATCCGTCCTTCAGAGCAGTCTACATCAGGGCTTCCTGATAATGTCAAAGGCTTTCCTGAAGATAGAAACTTTGTCTATGGATATGAGTATGCCTATCCTTATGCTGGCACGGCTGTAGCTTTCACAGCTGATTCGGCTTTAAGTTCTAATTTTAGAGCTATCATCTATGGTCCATGTAATGACGTGCAGTTCTTTATCGCTGGCCATAAATATAAGATTGATTATGGTCTTAGAAATGAGCAGTACATGGTTATCGATACGAGAGATTATTTGGCTATCGAGGATAGATGCTATGTGGTTTCAGAGAATGGAAGCCACTTGAACGTATTTGACTATCGTGATCCAGAGAGTCTTTTGTTCCATAAGATTCCACCTGGACCTAATGTATTGAATTATGCACGTACTTATGGAATAGATCTGACTCTATTCCAAGAGAGGAGTGCGCCTAAATGATTGTATTGGATTCCTATCTCCATGAGCTTGGAGAGATTGAGACTGATATTGATATCGAATATGGCACGTCAGAGGATTCGACCAATGATTTCGAGGTGACGGATGCTCAGATGCAGAATGTTGCTGCAGGTGGTTTTTACATTCCTGGCACAGAAATCGGTGGGCTTTTTGATTATGTCAAAATCAACTCTGATTCAGATTTTCGCGTTTATAAAGGTTTCACTTGGCGTGGCCTTCTTAAGAATTCGATTATCATGCCTGATGCTGGAGAGGATTATAAAATCGTATCAGGTGATGCGAATGTCGTGATTTCTAATATGCTTAGCGGTCTTTTTGGCGGTATCTTTTCCGTGTCTGCAGAGGACTCAGGATTGACTCTGAGCAATTATCAGTTTCCGCTTTACATTAATCTTTTGGATGGTATTGAGGGGATGCTTGAAAAGAATGACTATAGGCTTAAAATCACGGCTTCTAAGGTGGCGAGCCATAGACCGATTCAGATATTGCTTGAGGCCGTTCCTGCGGTGCAAGTATCTGGCACATATAACGAGGATAATGGGATTGCGATGTCTTATGTCATCGATAACATGGGCATTAATCATCTGATCTGCGGCGGCTCTGGAGAACTTCAAAATAGAATGATTCGGCATCTGTATATCGATAATAATGGCAATATCTCATCAACTCAGTATTACTTTGGGCTTGATGAGAGAACGGCTTTTTATGATTACCCTAATGCTGAGAGTGAAGATGATCTGCTCGAATATGGTATGCAGCAGCTGAAGGAGCTTGCAAGCTCTAAGAGCTTAACGATGCAAGCGCCAGAGCAGTTTAATTTGGAGATAGGCGATAAGGTCAGGGGTGTTTTTCCTGATGGCACCGAGATAATATCTCCAATTGTGTCTAAGATCTACAAGATATCAAATGGAACTATGAACATAGAATTAAAAATTAAAGGAGAGAACTAATGGCTACACTTGTAAATGGTAATGGAAATCTTGCAATCTATGCAGCTCAGGATTCTGATCTGATTGCAGCCATCTGCGGTAATGTCACATCAATCACTCAGGTCGGCAATAAGTTCGATTATGAGCTTTTGGATGCCAACACTATCGGTCTGAAGGATGGTGTCATTATTACGAAGGAAGGTCGAAGGATTCAGCTTGATGCCAATCACATTGATGAATTCGTCATTCCAAACGGTCAGCAGGGCACTACTAACTATTACATCATCGGCTATAAGCTGGTGACTGATGGAGAGTCTAAGCAGACAGCTGAGACTTTCGTGCAGCTTATGAATGATGGTACGGAGACCATTCCTGAGGGCACCTTCAGAGGTGGAGATGATTCGATTTTTGTATCACTCTATCGAGTTGAGCAGGTCAATTTGAACATCAATTCTCTGACTTTGTTATTGCCTTATAGCTCTGTATTAACTGAGATTAATGAGGCGAAGGGTGGAGCTGTGAAGAGATGGCTCAGATTCAATCCTGATAACAAGAAGGGTCTTATCATTAAGGCTGGCACTCTTATCAAGTCAAGATCAGGAAAATATTTATATTTTGCTACTGACCAGGCTTATGATTTTTCTACTTCTGTCACAGAAGCTGGAAAGGATTACTTTGTCTTTATTAATGACAATAAAGAGGTGTCCGTTTCGACTACACCAACAAGTGCGACTCTTACTAAGATAGGTCGCTTCCATACCCTTTGCGTGTCTGCAGGAACTATCACAATGATTGCACCTGCATCTCCATCTAGCGGAATTACTGTCGGGGATGATTTCCTTGTTAAGCCTTATCACGAGGATGAGGACCCTGATTTCTATGCGTTCTATAACAAGAAAGTCACAGCTGTGACCGTTCAGAGCGCCTATGATGTTATCACTTGCGAGCATCCTTTATCTGGTTTTGCAGCAGGGGATATCCTTCCAGAGTCGGTATTCTGTCTCAATTTCCATCCTGATTGCTTATTTGAGGATGCGATGGTTTATGAAAAAACCACAGACCGATGCGTGGATGTTTACCTTTATAGCGGCACCAACTTAAAGACTCGCAGCGAGTACAATAAGACTCACACCGTATCAAGAGCTTATTATAATATTCAGCAGGATTTTCTGCAGGTAGGAAAGCGCTGCTTGTATGATTCCGAGTTTACAGCTGCAGCTTTAGGATCTAACGAGAGAACTGCGATTCAGGGTGCAGCTGATAAGACCACAGTAGGCGGTCATGTTGATACTGCAAACAGACGAATGATTTCTGCCATCGGCTGCGAGGAGTGCTGCGGATATTTATGGCAGGTTCTTAGTGATGTAGCTGCCACTGGTGGATCTGGATGGGTGACTACTGATACACATGCAAGTTTTGGCCAGGAATATGGCGACCCACACGTCCTTGTTGCTGGTGCGAATTGGAGTCACGGTTCGTCTTGCGGTTCTCGCGCTCGTGATTCGTATGATGTTCGCTCTCATACGGGTACGTCTTCTGGTGGGCGCGGGTCGAGCCGAGTGTATCGTCTATAAAGGAGTAGGATAAATGATTAACTTCAATGAGATAGGAATAAAAAGCGGCATCGAAGGCGACAAGCTCTCAATCCAGGATATCCTAAATCGCGAGATAGTAATCACGGATTTTAAGGTATCAGGCTCGAACTACAAGACCGAGAATTGCACCACGATACAGTTTTACTTTCCAGAGGATGAAGCTCAGGTGAAGCATATCATTTTCACGGGTTCAGCCGTACTCAAAGACACGCTCGAAAAGTGCCGAAAGTATTGTGACGAAAACAACGAAAATTTTGAGATTAAAACTAAGATAGTCCAGGTTGGGAAGTTCTACTCCCTAACTTAGATTATAGGTTATGCGCTGCGTCCTTATTGCTGGTGCGAATTGGAATAACAGTTCGTCTTGCGGTTCTCGCGCTCGTAATTCGAATAATGTTCGCTCTAATACGAATACGAATAATGGTGGGCGCGGGTCGATACGAGGGATTAAGTTTATGACATGACTCCTATGTTAGCGGTTCGGCTTACTCTCGGCTGGGCGCATAACCGTGGCGGAATGCCAGAACACAAATAGGAGAATGGGCGGTTTGAGTAGCGATGAGCGAAAAATCCGCCTATTAATTTATGAAAACATATAAAAATCTATGGGATAGCTTTATCTCAAAAGAAAACTTCGACCTGGCTTATAAGAATGCTATTAAGAGAAAAGGCAGACAGTGGCAGGTCAGAAAGTTTAAAAGAAAAGAAGCTGAAAATCTGGAGAAGGTTAGGCAGCTTGTCATCAGGGGCGAGTTTCATACTTCTGAATATAAATCGAAGATTATTTATGAGCCTAAGAAGCGAGTGATCTATAAGCTTCCATTCTGCCCTGATAGGATTGTGCAGCACGCTGTCATGAATATCCTTAAGCCAATACTTATAAATCTATTTATTGAGAATACTTATGCGTGTATTGAAGGCCGTGGCCAGATGAGAGCAAGCAGGAAGTGCTCTGAGTACGTGCGTAAATATAAGTATTGCCTTAAGTGTGATATTAAATCCTTTTATCCTTCGATTAATCAGCAGATTTTATCTGACATGTATCACAAGATCATCAAGGATGAGAAGTTCCT